TCACAATTCAACGTAGCCATTACCTCTATCATCAAGGTATTTATCTGTCATTCTCATAGATTTGTGGCCAAGTATTTTCTTTGCAAACTCAGCACTTTTTTCTTCTTCATATAATCTTGCAGATAAACTTCTAATTTCATGAAATGTTGGTTTATTTTCTATATGTTTAGGTAACGCTTCGATAAATTTACCTCTTAATGTTTTTGCGGTGGTGTTGCCACAGATTTTATCTGAGCTCCTATTCATGAGATTTAAAACATCTTTAATAGAATAACCAATAGACTCAAGTCTTAATGAGAGAGGTATTGCTACTTTAGAGCCTGTTTTTAATTGGGTGACATACAGCCTATCATTTTTTATATCATCCCACTTCATGTTGATAACATCGCTAATGCGTTGAGCTGTAAGTATCGCCAATAGGAACATATACCTATATTTGTCATTTGTGTGCTCCAAGGCGTATTTAAACTCTTCTAGCGATAACCTTGAGCGCTGAACGCTTGTTTTTGGCGGCTTTGTCACGGAAACGGGATTTTCCTTTATCACACCATCCGCAATGGCTTCATTAAAAGCATCTAGCATAGTGGACCTTAGTAATTTTGCCATTGCCTTTTTAGGGTACTCTGAAATAAATGTGGCTACATCTCTTGGTGTTACATTCTCAATTGGACAGTCATTAAAGTGTAATTTGATTAACTTTATTCTTGATTCGTAATCGTAGAGCGTCTTCTCTTTTAACCCCCGGCTGTTTACCTTCCCCCTATAAGTATCAAGCCACTCATGCAATGTTACACAGTGAACATTATTAATTCTGTCAACTAATGGCTCTTTAGGTTTATAAATAGCTAAATTGGCTTGTATGGCTTCGGTTATTGCCAATGATTTGTTTGAGCCAACAGAAAATTCCTTTTTAGTTCTTACATCCCTGTAATAGTAAATCCCTTTACGCAAATACAAGTTAGGCGGTAGCCCCTTGTTCTTTGCACTTCTGCTTCTGCCCATTAATTTTCTCCATTAAATATTGCGGTTCCCTTACCATTTTGTCATTTGTTAGAATTGTCCACGGCTCTAACTCATATTCTCTACCAACCTTTTCTGGAGCAGGGTATAACCTACCTTCCTTTATATAGCGAGATAATTGCCGTTGACTTCTAGGGTTAGCGAAATATTTATTATTCCATTCTGATAATGTAATTCGTTTCATTGATTATTCTCCGTATCCTTCATCATTAAAAAAACTTCCATAGTGCCACGGTATGGGTTTTTATTTACTGACATGAAGTCATAATCAAGGCAGTCAGCTGTCCATTTATTAGAATGGTACATTGGTGATAACCCTATTTTATTTTCAATAATAATCGGCATTGCGTCTGATGGGTTATTGCATGGGTCGAAAAAGCGATAACCAAACGAGCCATCAACAAGGAATTGGATAATATCCATTGTTTGTTTAATTACATCGTATTGCGTTTCAGGTAAAACAGATTGAGCTACTAATAAATTAATCTCGAAATCAGATAGTTCGGTGTATTTATTCATTATCATCTCCTAGTATTTCATTAATAGTATTTCTGATGTCAATTAAGTCTTGTTTTGTCACATCCATATTCCAAGATGGAGTATTTAAAATAAAACAATCTTTTGTTGTAGGTTCAATCTCAATACAATCTTTGTAATTTTCCAAGCCAGCATAATATTTATCTTTCATTCCATACCTCTCCACAAACAACTTTAACATTCCTCACTGACATTAAATATTCAGCACGTTTATTGCATTCCGATTGCGTATAAATATCTTCCGTAACAGGCACAGCAGAACCCTGTATTAACATGTGTAATACATATTCGATTATTTGCATGGTTATTTAATCTAATTTATAGAGTGGTATATTTATTTTTTCACTTCTTTCTTCATTTAGATGGGTATATCCATATTCTTTTATATTATCGAACCCGCTTGATGTTATATAACCAACAGGCTCTAAGCCATTAATTAAACTCTCGCGTGATGCTTGCCAAGATTGAAATAATAAAGTCTTTAAATCCTCCTTGCCTTTATCGCTATAAGGCAATTCTCCGTGACCAGAATTAAACCACGCTTCAAATTGCTGCCTTGATTCATCCATGCTTACTCCTGAATTTTAGGTATAAAAAACCCTGCAATGCAGGGCGTATAGTTAAATATGGTACATTAGGTTTTTTATAGCTTGCTCTGTGTTAAATTTATGATTCTCACCTTCTAGATAGAACTCATTAAGAAAGTCAATAACCTTTCTTCTTGAAATGCTCTTCGTTGTTATGCTATCAAGATATTCTTTTTCTTCAGCAATAATTATACCTTTACCAAGTTTGAATTGATCGAATGTTAAATCGTAATACAACTCCTCAAATTCAACAAAGTAATGTTCACCTGACAAAGTGGAGCTATATATATTTATAATAAATATTTCTTCTGTATTTAATTTTCTACTTAGTACTCCACCAAGCAGTGCAGAAGCTCCTTCACAGGAATTATGAGGGAATGCATGAAATGGAAAGTTAATATTTCTTGCTATCTCGTTGTAATACTCGTCAAAACATTTCCTTAATTTTTTAGCTATATGAATAGCTAATTTCGTTTTTTCAGCCATTGCAATATCACCGTAGTTAATTCATGGTGACAAAATGTTAAATTAAATAAAGGTATTTATCCATCACTCCACCTTATCCCTCTGTCTTCACATACCAATCAACAAGATTATCAATTACAGTATTGATATATTCTGATTGCTCTTCTTCGGTTAATTTATCCCATTCGTCCTCAGTAATACCCAGCCCACATTCAGAGTCAGAACCAACCTTGTTTGTTCTTGCAACTAAAACCATCTGCTTACTCATATTCATTCCTCTTCATTGCATCCCTGAGAGTTAAATTAAAAGATAATTAAAGCTGTCGCTAAAAATGCACCTTTAACATCTTTATTTGACGGATAGTAATATGCTGAATAACCATCACGAGGAACTGCCTTGTAATAACAAACATAAACGCGATCGCAATTAACCCATTCCGATTTATCGCTTTCACAAATAATGTTTTCTTTAATTGCAGTATCGATAACTTGCTCTTTGGTTTGTCTGCCTCGCATCATCAAAATAGTTTCGTCATTAGAATTTAGTAAATCTACTGTTTGCTTTTTCATATCTACCTCCTGTTTGCATCCTTGCACTGAGTAATGGTCATATTCTTTGGTTAAATCACATAAATAGCGTGGCGTGGGTAGGGGAGTCCGATAGGGGCGAAGGGGATATCATCCTCAAAATCCATCGGAGGCTCACTTTGTGGTGTTTGATTACTCGATGCTTGTTTTTGCGCTTGCGGTTGCTGAGGTTGTCCCCATCCTTGATTCTGCTGTGACTTCTGGCTTCCTGCCTGATTACCACCGTTACCGCCTAACATCTGCATAGAACCGCCGACATTAACTACCACTTCCGTTGTGTATCGGTCTTGCCCGCTTTGGTCTTGCCATTTTCTGGTTTGCAGAGAACCTTCGATATATACTTGACTTCCTTTTCTCAGATATTCACCTGCAATTTCTGCTAATTTGCCGAAGATGCACACTCGATGCCACTCGGTTTTTTCTTTTATCTCACCGGTTTGTTTATCACGCCACGATTCCGATGTGGCTAGTGTGAGATTAGCGATTGCGCCACCTGATGGCATATAGCGGATTTCTGGATCCTGCCCCAAGTGACCAATGAGAATACATTTATTCACGCCTTTACTTGCCATCAGTACCTACCTCTTGTTTGGTTAGTTCTTCTTTTCTTAGCTCATACACTTTTTGAGCCTCCGCTTGTTCAGGTGTATCTCTAAGTGCTTTGTATGCTTCACTAAAGGCGATTTTTAACTCATCCATGTTTTGTGCTTCCGTTGCAATGCTCGTAAAGTGAGCTAGATCTATCTCTGCTTTAGTGCGTCCATCATTAAGCCAATCCATTAGCTTTTTACCTGTTAATTCATTTAACTGAGTAACTTCGGCGTTGCTGAACAATCCTGTTCTATCCTTGCTTGCCATTGCCGTGTGAGTTTCGTGATTTAGGTCTAGTACAGTCGTAAACTCATACTCAACCCCGTCACGCTGCTCTGATTTCATGCCAAGTTTATCTACGCCTTTCTTACCATTGCCTTTATCGACCTGAGCAGTTTCCGTTTTACTTCTCATCGTTGCGATAATATGCAGGTCAGACCGTAGTATCGCGTCGAGAAATGCATTGTGACGTGGTGTTATTTCGCTCCATGCTGACCACGTATTGCCTCGATACTTGGCTTTTGCTAACACATCGAGTAATTCTAGACATCCGCCTGTTCCACTCCATTCGTGAGTAATACTGTCGATTATCAAATTATCGTAGCCAGCTTCCTGCGCAACCCCGATAGCTTCAATAAATCGCTCTGGTGTGAATGGTGGATCTAACTCCAATACGTCAAAATTAAAACGGTCAGAGTAAAGAGAAGCACTTCCTTTTTCCGTATCAATCAATGCCGTTTTTCCGCCAAGTCCTTTGGCTATTTCCAGTGCTCCATAGGTTTTACCTGAGCCACTAGGCCCTGTTAAAGCGAGCCTTAATTTTGCTTTTTTTCGCATTGCCTTGGCGAATTTCATACTAATCTCCTAAGTATTGACCTTGACGTCGATCGCTTCCGTAGTAATCGACTTCAAACTTATTACTCGGTGCAGAATTCCTTTCCGCATCACGTAATGCCTGAATATGAGCAGGTAGAGGAGGGTGATTTTTCGATGCGTCCAAGTTCATGTGTAGCAGTTCCATTGCTAATCGTTTTTCCCTGTCTGGCGCACTCGTATTTGGCAAACACCCCTCAATCATTGCAATAGCTTGAGCCAGAGCTTCCTCTCTGTTTTTTGCTAATGACGGTGATGTTAATTGGGGGTATTTATCGGTAGGGTATGAGTTAGAAACGTTCATTGAAAATCTCCTGAAAAGTCCTTGAGAGGCATAGACAATCCTTGTCGTCCTAACACTTCCGTTTGATACATAAATTCATCGTGTTCGCGTTCCTGCGATTCTTTACGCTTCCTGCGTAATTCTTCTAGCCATTGTTGATGCTGAGTCACGCAACCCTCCTTAGCAGATTCATCTTAGAAACAGGTGCATCCTTGCTTGCTTCATTGACAATCCTGTCAATCTCTTCCTTGTCGAACTGCATAATCCATTGCAGAGCTTCAACTGGGTCGATTTCCGTTAATTTAGCCAGCTCAGCGAAACTTCCTGTCTCAATACTGAGTTTGCTACTTTCGTCAAATTCCATGACTGTTTTGTCGTCTACTACCCGAGTTCCGTTCGAGTAGCTGTATGAAATTTGCATAATCACCTCAACTTACAAATGTCGGTATTACGCCAACGGTTGTTACAATGACCACAGCTAAACTGAATAACCATGAGCTTGTACGTTTATTTTTACGTGCTTGAGGCGTAGTGATACGCACCGCCATGCCGTCACGCATAGCGCTGTAATAGTTAGTTTTCATGGTGACCCCGTTAGATGAGAGATAAGGCGGTTATCTGGTGTTGGTGCGGTAGGTTAAATTCCGAGGCGTTTTGCTAACTCAACAGCCTTAAATAGACCACCTCGTTTAACGCTTCGCTTGTGCTGATATTTGTTTGTTGTTGGATAAAATAGAACCTTTCCTTTTTTTGTTTGAAAGTGAATAGTTCCACTTGAATCTCTGGTGTACGGAATATCTATATCCTTTAGTTGCTCCGTATTATTTTTAAGTCGCTCTAATTTCCGATCTTTTACCATTTCCTTGTATGCGCGAAAATCGCCTCCTACATCACCCATAATTAATTCCTTATGTGCGTATTCCTCACTATTAATAGCGATATGAATGATTAAGTGGTGGGTTACTGCTGACCGATGGCTTTTTCTCCTATATTTAATAATGATAACAGATAGTTATTTTTGATTGATCGTAATAAGACCTATGTAGCATTGCTCTATTGTATTATCATTAATTCCATTACAATGTGAGGCAATAAGAATGACTTCTTTATCTGAAATACAACGCAATATCTTGATAGCACTAAATAATCGCAATTATCCAATGAAACCAATAAGCAATAGTCAACTTACTGAATTAGAGATACGTATTGGTAAGGATACACTGGCATATAATATCAATTATTTACAAGATCAAGGTTTAATTAAAGATGGTGCAATTCAGTTAAGCGGGACTGGTAAATTCGGATATATCCTGCCTAAGATGGCTCTCACTTCAAAAGGATTTGATTATATAAATGAGGATTCCATTGGCAATGAACTAAATTCAGTGACTATTAAAATCCATCAAGACACTATTAATAAACTAGAATCTATGATTCATGATGCTAGTATTTCTGATGCCGAAAAGACAACGCTCATCCGCTATATAAAAGAAAAAGGTGTTGAGAGTGTTATCGGAAAATGTATTGACATTTTGATTTCTAATACCGGTTCTTTTACTAAATTGCTTTCTGATCTAGCTAAAAGCATTATGTAATGGCAAGCCCATCCGTGGGCTTTATCTTGCCGTCACCCCGAACTCACTGCTCGGCTGTTTTGTTTTAACTCCTGAAAATACTGCTACATTAGGTAAGCAACAGTTATCTACCGATGGTTGGTATTTAGGTTCAATACTTCTAGTAACTGGTATGTGACTTAATGACAGTGTTTTTTCTACTGATGTAAGTCTTTTCTCCTGAGAAAATACTGATTCTAATTTCAACTCAATATTCTTTTTTGCAATAGCTTCTGCTTTCCGTCTGGCGTGACGTCTATTTGCAGATGCTCCACGTAAAAACTCAGGCTTGCGTGATTTTTTAACTGTAATAGTTGCCATATATCCTCCAAACAGTTGGCTTTGGTGATTGGCATAGTCATGTGACTAATCATGATCCGCTATGCGAAAGTGGCTACGTCACGCCATCTTCTACACCAATCCCAAAACCTTCTGAGAAGGTTGACGCTTTATCAGCGTCACCGTTCTGATAGCTAATACACAACTCGCCATCATCGTTGTTAAAGAACATCAACGTGCTGTGTTCCGTTGATGGATAGTATATTCACAAATTGTGATTTTAATGTCAACCACAAAATGTGTTTATTTATTTGTTTTTAAATTAAGTCGATGATTTGAAATATAAAATAAATGGTAAATAAACACGGAATGTGTTGTTTGTCACATAAGATTGGAATGGAGATCACTTCTTTGGAGGGGAGAGGGTACAAAAAAGCCCTCGCGGAGAGGGCTTGATGAAGGTTATGCTGCTAGCTTAGATATCCACTTATCTCTTTTTGCGAAAGGTAAAACATGGCTTATTTCATTAAACAAAAGAGATAGCTGTTGCATTTGGTCGCCGATTGATTCGCTATCAACAACAACATATCGATTATTTAATGTGGTATTTGCATTTTTTAGGTCAATTAGTTTACCAAGTAGAGAATATGCGCTATTCCAACTTCCACCTTGTTTTACGCTAGATGTAAAAAGATACTTTGGTTCTTCGGTATTAACTGTTACTGGAATGACTATGTTATGTCCGCTCATTCCTAATACATTAGACCTCAATGAAATCCTATCTTTTAAGCTGGAGTGATATAAATAATCTATAACTTCACTTTCAAATCTTTCAACTCTGACCGATTGATGCCAGTCAATAGATAAAGCGGAGGCTAATATTCCTGCTTTGATTACATTGGAGGTGGCTGATCCAATCGTATCTTCTGTTGCCCAGCTAATAATTTCACCTCTATCGTTAAGTTCTGCGCCTTGATAACTTATAAAACTGCGTATTTCATCAATTCTTTTTTTTGTAAGTGAAATACCCCTTGCTTCCATATTCATTAATGCATCGCATCTGTCACTTACAAGATATTTACCATTAATTTCTTTTACGAAAGCACCAACATGTTCCCCATCATCACAGAAAGTGAATGGGCTAATAATTCTTAGTAATTCAGCACCTATAGGGTGGCATTCAAAACCAAGATTAGATATGACTGTTGAGCACATCATAATGGCAATCCTATTTGTCCAGATATATCTTCTAAAGGTATAGGGAGTTCACCTGCACATTTTATATTTAAATGATTACAAAAAAACCGCCAAAACCCTCTAATATCATCTGATTTTATAGTTTCTTTAATTGGGAATCCTATTGGATTATAGCGTCCAGCCTCTTCATAATAAACATGGTAGTGGGCACCTACAATATAATTTACAAAGTCAGGATGATCTACTTTATATCTGTTTGTATGCGCATCAAATGGATAACTATCAACTGCAAATATCCTTTTTTTATTATAAAGCGCTACGATGTTTATCTTTGGGAACACCTCATCGCCATCTTGTTTTGGTTCATGATCAGGTTTCCATTGGATTAAAATAGTTAATCCTTGCACTGGTATTCCATCTTTGTCTAATGGCAAAATATTCATTTGAAGCCATAAAAGCGGTCTGTTTGGAGGCGGTTTTTCCGTCCAACTAACACCTGAGAAATCGATGTACTTTTCACAGTATAGAACATTGTCAACTTCTACTTGGCTAGGTTGATAATCAGTACACTTTGCCACTATTAGTCTTCCGTTAATATTTAATTAGAACCACACCCTAAAACGTGTCGTCACCCAAAAAAGCAGCCTCGCACATCATCTTCAACGAGCCTAATGGCGTCAGAGAAACTACCTAGCATTATTTCATCGTAGTTGTGCCAGTTACTATTTTTATCCATCCAAAGCAGAGACCATGAATTCGAATATCTATTATGTGTGATTTTTGCTATAGGTTCTTCTACTCTGCCATCACTCCATATTAGTTGCCTAATTTCAAAGATAATTACTGAGTCGTCCTCGATGCGATACTGTAAATCTAATTCATCCCTTAGGTGTTCTGCTGGGCGACGCTTTTCCATGAAAAATTCCATACACCGTCTAATATTTGCTATCTCAATATTGCTAAACGCCATATTTCCTCCTAAAACGTGTCGTCAGGCCATTGTGATTTGATTACCTTACCTATGATTGTGCAATTCCCGTTAATAGGGATCAGATCGAAGCGAGGGTTTAATGGCTCTAGATACTCAATTCCACCATCTCTAATCAATCGTTTGAATGTGAATTCATCATTCAGTAAACGCGCGACGCAAAAATCTCCGAACTCAACTTCTTCCTCTGGATCAACCAAGATAAGCATTCCTTCTGGAAAGCTTGGCTTGCCTCCTGGTGGTGCTGTCATTGATTGACCTTCAACTTCTAACCAGAAAGAACGTTCACTAGCTTTCTTAGCTGTAGGTATCCACGACACAGCATCTTTCTGGGTGTATGAGTTAAATTCTGTTGAGAAAGCGCCGGCCTGTACCTTTGTGAATAGAGGGTATTCATAATTTTTGATCACTTGCTCACTTTGACTGCCAAACATTAATTCGGCAGGTGATATACCAAGAGCTTCACTTATAACAATCGCATCATCAGCGCTAATCTTGCGCTCTCCAAGCTCATAGTTTCCTATTCTGGACGCAGCAGAGTAGCCGCACAATTTAGCTAATTGAGCTTGACTTAGCCCTCTTGATTCACGAATGGATTTTAACCTTTCGCCAATAACTTCATTTACTTTTTTCATGTATACCTTTTAACACAAACCGTGATAAATGTATTTAAACGTTTCGTGGTTGACAGTTAATCACATATTGTGTGTAATATTGGAATAAACAAGGAGGATACACACATGAACAATATCGCAGAACAGCGAAAAAAACTGGGAATTTCTCAAGCTGTTTTAGCTTCATCAATAGGATGGGGGCAGTCACGAATTGCTAACTATGAGTTAAACATTAGAACTCCTAGCTTAAATGACTGCCGAGCTATTGTTGAAGCATTACAAAAATTAGGGGCAAATTGTTCTTTAGACGACGTTTTCCCTCCAAAAGTAGCTTGATTTCACCACGTTCTTTAACAACCGCAGGGTTCTTGACTGCTACGGAGTCGCTGATAAAGCGACAACTCTTCCCCCAATATCAACTCATACGGAATGAGTCACGGATCATTATTGTCCCTTAGTTAACTCATAAGGACTTTAAACAATGGAATGCGCAAATACACGCAAACAATTCAATCAATTTATCTCTAACCACCTAATAGCTTCAGCATTACAAGCATTGAGAAATAAAACTCAGTCTGCCGTGGCTAGAACGTTAGGTGTTCATGATTCAACTATCCTACGTCGAACTGAAAAATATCCTGAAATATGCGAAACGCTTGTCGCATCGGGAATTATTGATTTTGTGATGGAAGGAGAACGAAAAATCTCAGAAGAAGAGTACCGATTTTTGTGGAAACAAATGGGTGAACTTTCTCAAATGAAAATAAAAGAAAACGCCTCGATTGCGGCAACAAACGAGGCGTGTTGTTCAATGGAATTCACCATTTAACGTACAAATATACTGTATCAATATCCAGTTTTTATCTCAAGGGAAATTTCGGTTTCCCTTTTTTGATACAGCTTTGGAATGGAGAAATTATACCATGAGACAAAGAATAAATCATGAATTTAATGGCTGTGATGAGCATAAAAACATCATGGAAAATAGGTTATTACAAGAAATAACCCCACTGGGTTGTCAGCGTTTAAAGGAAGCATTGAAAGACGCAAAATTAAGGAAAGCACATCGGGATAAGTTATTAGGAGAGCGAAAATGAGTATGCTTCTAATGGCAAAAGCCATGCAATTACAGGTGGGGAGTACAGCACAAAAAATGGTGCTACTGAAACTTGCTGATAATGCCAATGATAAAGGTGAGTGCTTTCCTTCTTATGAGACTATTGCACGTCATTGCGAAATTAGCCGTCAAAGTGCGATAAACCACATTAAAAGTTTATGTAAAAAAGGGTTTGTTCGTAAAGTTACGCGAAAAACAGATAAGGGGCATACTTCCAATTTATATATTCTGGATTTGGAGGCTAAATCTCTTGATGAGGGTAGTCAAAATACAATACCCCCTAGTCAAAATTCTGTACTAGAGGTAGTCAAAGAATTTGACCACGGTAGTCAAACGGTTGGACTAGGGGGTAGTCAAAAATTTTTACCCAGAACCAATCAGTATTTTAACCAGTCAATTAACCCTAAAAAATTATCGTCTGACGACTCGAAACCTGCAAAGCAGATTTCAATTAATCGGCAAGCTAACATTCCTTATCAGGAAATCATGAAAGCCTTCAACGAATCAGCAGGGGATAGATTACCCAATGCCGAATTACTGAATGACAAACGCAAACGAGCAATATCCAAATTCCTGAAAGAGCTTAAAGAGCCTACAGTCGAATCAGCTAAAAATTATTTTGATTATTTTATGGAAACAGCGAGTACTTGGTACTTTGGAGAAAATAATCGGGGTTGGCGAGCGAATTTTGATTATTTACTCAGACCAGAAACGGTACTCAAAACAAGGGAGGGAGCACTGTGATGAACCAAGTTCCGAATAATTTAATGGCGGAACAAAATGTCATTGGAGGACTCCTGCTCGACCCGCAAAGTGATAATGCGCAATCAATTTTTTCACTGCTAAAACCTGAAGATTTTTATACCCGACACCATCAAATTATCTATCTCACTCTGCGAGAAATGTATACCCAACGTATGCCAATAGACATCATGACGGTGACGGATTATCTGGAGTCAAAAGGGCGAATTAATCAATCAGGTGGTTTTGCCTATCTTGCTGAGATGGCAAGAGAAACACCGAGTATTGCTAACATTATGGCTTATGCGAAAAAAATCCGAGAGTGTTCCGCACAGCGTTTTGTTATCGAAAAGACGGTTGAAATTCAAAAACTCATGATGGTGCCAAGTGAGTTAAGTTTTACGGATAAAATTGAACAAGCACAACGCTTGCTTGATGAAGCCACTTCGTTTGGAAAAATGGGAAAAAAAACAGGGTTGCGCCGAATTGATGATGTGTTGGATGATGTTTTTACCGACATTTGTGACCGACAAGATAACCCAGAGAAACATCGAGGATTAAAAACGGGATTTAAAGATTTTGACCGCCTATTAAGCCCGAAACAGATTGTTATCGGTTCACTGTTCGTGATTGGTGCTCGCCCTAAGATGGGGAAAACAACCGTTCTCACTGAAATGGCAAAAAATGTCTCACAACAAGGTAAGCCTGTATTGCTGTTCAGCATGGAAATGACGGATAAACAGCTTGTTGAACGGACACTAGCCCAACAAACCCAGATTAATTCAGATAAATTTTACCAAAAGTTAGAGGAGCATGAATGGGATAGGCTTTGCAGTGCCATCGGTCGCCTTAAAGATGAGCCCAATATTTGGGTGGATGATACACCTGGCATGTCCTTACAACACATTCGTTCTGAAAGTCGGAAAATCAAACGCAAAGTCGGTGATATTGGGTTTATTGGTGTCGATTACCTCACTCTGATGCAAGCGGGAAAAGCTGACCGTAATGATATTGCCTATGGTGAAATCACTAAGGGGCTAAAAATATTGGCAAAAGAGCTCAATACGGTGGTTGTGTTGCTTGTACAACTGAATCGGGGATTAGAAAACAGGGCTGACAAACGTCCCGTACCAAGTGATTCAAGAGACACAGGACAAATCGAGCAAGATTGTGATTATTGGTTAGGCATTTATCGTGATGCGGTGTACCACGATAATGCGGATGAAACGCTGACCGAGATGATTTTAAGGCTCAATCGACACGGTAAAACAGGCACGGTGTATGTTGATCAACAAGGATTGAGTATTACACCGGTTGATCAATATATGGCTGCTTATCGCGCTCAACCGAAACGAGAACCCAAAAAATATTGTGAAAAATCGTTTTAATTCGATAGAGGGATTTTAGATATGACAATAAAACAACTACAGAAAAAAATTCATCAACAAAACATTGAGGCTGGATGGTGGGATATCCCAAGGGAAAAAGGAACCTTACTTTGCTTGATCCATTCTGAAATTAGTGAAGCAATGGAGGGAGAGCGTAAAGATCTAATGGATTACCATTTACCACATAGAAAAATGGCAGAAGTTGAACTTGCTGATGCTGTTATTCGTATTTTGGATTATGCGGAAGAGTTCGGTTACGACATCGAAAGCGCTATTACAGAGAAACTCGAATACAACAAACATCGAGTAGATCATCAGCGAGAAAATAGAGTTAAAAAAGGAGGTAAACGATTTTAATTTAGCAATTTCCGAGATGAAACTAGGTGTTTGTATATTTAAAAAATAATGATGGAGAGGTTGTTTAGTGACAGATGATATCTGTCTCCATAAATCCAATCTCAACAGTATTTTCAAAGTGCTCTCCGAAATCGTGACAACAGGTAAACGCTATCGCATCAAAATCACCGAGTGGCGTGATTTAAGAACCATACCCATGAATAAAACATGGCGTATGTGGATGGAAACCACAGGCGAGTGGTTACGTGCACGTGGCGTTGTTATCGATATTAAAAATGGTGTCGGTGAAGTTGTTTTATCAAAGCCCATCACTAATGAGGAAACTCATGAATATTTCGTTGGACATTGGCTAGGACGCAATGAAAACAGTGAGCGTGAAAAAACCAGCAAGATGGATAAAGCAAGGATGCTTTACATGATGGAGAAACATGAACAATGGTGCATTGAGAAGGGAATTCCGATCATCATTCCTCGTAATTCTGAATATATGAGTTTGAAAAGAAAGCAAGAAGAATAGGAAATAGTGATGATTATTTCAGTTAATAACATGATCGTTTTTATTTTAAAGTGATAAAAAATAGTAATCAGGAGGCTCATGATGAATTTACGCAATGAGGCAAAAGGGCGTGAATGTCAGATTAGAATACCTTCAGTTTGTAATGGTAACTCTGAAACGGTTGTTTTAGCCCATTACAGAATGTCAGGTCTTTGTGGCGTCGGAATAAAATCGCATGACTTATTTGGCGCTTGGGCTTGTAGTGCATGTCACGATGAAGTTGATAGACGAACACGATTTACGGATATGGAGTATGCAAAACAATGTCACCTAGAAGGTGTTTTGAGAACGCAAGCCATATTGATCCAAGAAGGGAAGTTGAACGTGTGAAGGTCTTTAATATCGAACCAGTACCTAAACCAAGGATGACTCAGGCTGATAAATGGAAAAAACGTCCCCCAGTTTTAAAGTATTTTGCGTTTAAGGACGAAGTAAAGTTAAACAAAATCACCCTACCTGAATCACATTACCACATTACATTCATTCTACCCATGCCGAAGAGTTGGAGTAAAACTAAACGCTCCGAAATGAACGGTAAACCCCATCAACAAAAACCGGATAAAGATAATCTCGAAAAAGCATTACTTGATGCTATTTTTGACGATGATTCACGTGTATGGGATGGGCGGGTAACAAAAGTGTGGGGAAAAAGGGGGCAGATAATTATCCAAGAGGTGCGATAGTGAATATTGAGTGGATACGCGAGCGAGTAAGTACAGCGTTGATGAATGTTTGTATTATAGAAAATGGGCCGTTAAGTGCCATGGAGGAACAAGCAATACTTGTAACCGATAGGTTTAAAAGAAACCCAATACGTTATGCGGGTGAAAGAAAGTCTCGATACAGACTCCCCTCACATCCACTCAAAATTAAGCAAAAACATGCCAAAGGAAAATCAAAACCATTAATTAATGAAGTTACTTATCGCACTTCATCATGGCGCAGAGGTATTCATCAATTGCCTAACGAAATGCGCTTATGGTTACTCTATTGCTATGGTGATTATCAATATTATCGTGAGCAAATACTCATTGTTCCCTATATTTGGCATGAGTTTCAGCGATTAAATAGTAAAAAAAGGATAACGAAAAAAGTTAAGCAACGACTTCAATCTCTTACCTTACTAGCCATTCAGGCGGTAAAAGCAGAAATTAATCAAACAGCAAAAAAATATACGGATGTTAAGCTCGCTGGATTGTTGGGCGTCAGTGCTGATGCTTGGCGAAAGAGCTATAAACTGTATTGGATTTGTTTATTAGATTGTTGCTATCAATTAGATAGAGATTCGCTATTCAAAATTAGCGCTTTAAGCTGATTAAAAAAGTTGCAAAACTCCGTTTTTTTCTATAAATTAAATGCAATATTTATATAATATTATAAATGTAAGTATTTCAAACCTCGCTTCGGCGGGGTTTTGTTTTTTTTTAAAATATATTTATAATTATTAATTAAAAAATTTGTTGGAAGTTTTTCGTTTTCATTGATTGTTTGTTTATATTTAAGATGAAATTTATTGTTATCCTATAAGAATAAACCTGCAGTGTTTAACTAATAATTAAAATAATAAACAGGTATTCTTATCTCTACTATACTCATAATATTCAATTTATAGAGCGAGTATATATAATGATTGATTTGTTTAAGTTAACGAAAAAAAGTTCTAGGCATATTGGTATAGCAATATATGTTGGTATTATAGCGGGTATCTTTTCAGCTTTAGTTAAATCTGGTTTTGAAGACCTAATTCCCCCGAGAACACTTGAAACGACACCCCCGCCAGTCGTCTTACTCGAAAAGCTTGGATTAAATATAGATACTATGACTTATCATTGGATGGGATATAGTATTAATTGGGGCGGTAATGGTGTTCATATATTATTCTCAATAGTTATCGCTGTGACATATTGTGTTATTGCTGAATTCTTGCCAAAGGTTAAATTATTACACGGTATTTGTTTTGGTATTGGCGTTTCTGTTTTTGCTCATGGTTTAGTCGTACCTCTACTAGGATTGTCTGGCTGGCTTTGGACAGCAGGTTATCAAGCATTAATTTCTGAGTTTGTTGGAACCGCTTTTTGGATCTGGTCAATTGAAGCGATTAGACAAAATTTGCGTTATTGTTTAACTAAAGAAAATGATGCTGAGTAGATAAGGAAGTTCAACCTTAATCTGTTATAAATTTCTTAAAGATCGCTTAGGCGGTCTTTTTTCGTATATGCCGACCACAGAATCAATCACCCTCGTTATCACGTTCACACAAGAGCTGTGAGTCGGCACCTTATTAACTAAATAAATTGGTAAATGTTATGTCAAAAGAGATAAGCGAATTACAGTTTAGTCTTCACTATGCCTCAGAAACAGACAGTGAAAAGAATACCTCCATCATTTTAACGGCGAATATCCATACGGCTGATGGTGAAACTCAACAACTGACACAATTAATTTGCACGACATCTTCCGCAGGTAAAAAGCAATATCGAATCGGCTTGCAAAAAATTAGTGATGCTGGTGCTCCATTGCTGGTGGCGATTGAATCCTATTGGCGCAAAAACACACAAGAGAGTTGTGTTTATTTGTTAGAGAAAGCGAAGCAATTTATTCAAGGACACTTACAACAAACGAATACATGGATATCTATGTATGGTCTTGTGATTGTTTCTAATGCGTCACTGGAAGAACAGTTGCCTGAAGGTTTATTAAAGGCACTTAAAGTATCAATCCCCGCCTAATTTTTTTAACACTTTCACACTAATCATCAACGGACACTCCTCTGGGGGTGACTATGCGTATGGAAAAATTAACCAATGTAACTTATGGAACAGCAGGCCTAACGGCCTTTTTTGCCAGTCTTTCGTTATATGAATGGGGATTTGTTATCGGGATGGCGTTCAGCATGGTTCTCGGTTTAGCCACTTACTTTATGACTCGTCGAGAACAACGAAAACGCACTCAATTATTTGAAAAGCTTGTTCGTCATGTTGACCCACAAAACCCGACCGAAACCTTAAAAAAGCTTGCTGAATTAATGGTGAAAGCGCCAAAGGATATTTAATGTCTCTCAAACAGAAAATAGCGGTGATAACAACAGCAGGAGCAACAGCCATCGCGTTAGTAGTAATAGCCCATTTTGAAGGTGTACGTTATGAACCTTATCGTGATGTGGCAGGTGTTCTAACTGTTTGTTATGGACATACAGGCAAAGACATTATTCAAGGCAAGAGATACACACAACAAGAATGTGATGCGTTATTACAAATCGATTTTATTAAGACACAACAGCAAGTCGATGCATTAATCAAAGTATCACTCGATGACTACACCAAAGCTGCTTTATATTCCTTTGCTTTTAATGTGGGTACAACCGCATTTGCTCGCTCAACATTACTCAAGAAGCTAAACGCTGGTGATAGAGCGGGTGCCTGTGAAGAAATGAAACGTTGGATATATGCAGGCGGAAAGGTCTGGCGAGGGCTTGTCAGTCGTCGAGAGGCGGAGTCAGCACTATGTCATGGAAAACTTTAATCATCATTATCGGCTTTATTCTTGCATTACTCATTACAGTCGCTGGTGGCATTTATCTCTTGATTGATAACTCATGTACTAAAGACCAAGTGAGTTTAGAAAAGCGCTGTCAGATTGCACTCTCATATCATCGGTACTAATCATGAAATACGGAAAACTCTATGCCGTCATTGCGATGGTAGGCATTATCGTGGGTAGTTATTGGGTGATTAACTGGCAAGCTAATAGGATTAATTCACTGACAGATATCAACAAAAAACTGGCCGTGGCTCTCGAAGAACAGAAGTCTATTAATACTGACTATCAAGCACGCATAATGCGATTAAATCAGTTGGATATTCAATATACGCAGGAGCTAGCGAATGCTCAGAATGAAATTAGTCACTTGCGTGATATTAGTGAGCGTCATCCAGAGCGGGTGTACATCAAAGCCGAGTGCCCCAAAGTCAAAACCACTCCCTCCACCAGCTTGGCTTATGCAACCACCGCCCGACCTACTGACACCGCTATCCGAAATTATTGGTTACTCAGAGAGCGAATTGCAGAGTCAGAACAGATGATTAAAGGGTTGCAGGATTATATCAAACAAGAATGCATGGAATAAAAAAAAGCCCAGCATGGGTGCATGGGCAAACTAACAGGATATTAATCAAAGTATAGTGATAATTACTTAGTATAGCTTAAGTAAATATATATATCAGCAATTAGATAAGTCGTTTATCCATTAAGGAGAGTGATCATATCTTGACTGCTAGGAACAGACTAGAAGTGACCAAAGTAACGTAGTGATACGTGATGATGGTTGCGAATAACTAAATGCAATGTATATAGATCCACTCATCAGAGTCTTGGAAATAGTTTATAATTATTTTTTTAGATAATGGGGGACGGTATGGCTTTACAAAGAGAGCACAGTTTGAATGGCTTTATTTTTACTCATAACCTAAACAGTTTTGGTGGTAGATGGGTTCGAGAGTGGTATTTCAAGCCTAAAGATGCTAAGGAGTGGTGCCCATATTATTTGCCTTCCGTGACGGTTAAAAAAAATGATGTTGTAGAGTTTTTAAAAAATACGGAAGAAGCCAAGAATTATTATGATAAATGGTTGCTTTCTGCAAGCGATGTTGAAGCAGCGGAGAAGCGACTACAGCTCGCACAGCAACAAGTTGAAAAGGTCACTGATCCCAATTGGGATTGTAGGGGAAATAACCCGAACAAAGAAAGTAGAATAATTAAAAATGCGATGAGTGAATTATGTAGTGCTAAGGCATCTTTGGAAAACGCTAAAGCGTTGAAGAAAAGGCTAAGTAATCAGTAATGGAATGCCACTTCGCGGCCTTTGTTATGTGAAAGTATAACTACTGACTAGAGTCGCTCTCGAAAAGTGGTATCGTCACCACCTGCCAGTATTTCAACGACGAATAACTAGACGAGGTTACTATGGATGTTCAACTGACCAATGGTCCATGCGAAGGTGCGTGGGCTCAAGTAAAACTAAATGATGAAGGAATGCCTTCATCAACGTACATGGCTGAGTTGCCAGCGGTATGTAATGATGTTCATGTCGACGGAATTATTGAGTCCTTTAATATAGCGCCAGATAAATTTATCTATGAACTGCACGTAACAGTGAGAAGCGGAGAGCCTCCGCACTTCGAGTATCGCTTTCCTGAGAATTAATCATCAAAACAAGAATTCACAATGACTCGTCTAGTGCGGGTTTTTTATTGGGCGAAATATGAAGAAATACACAGTAATCGCAACAAAAAAAGACGGCGCAACCTACGAAGGCATGATGGCAACTAAAGAGCCTTGAATGACTAACGGCTAATCGGTATCGCATCACTCGATGGTTCATGGGTATACATATCACCTGATGAGATTAGTGATATTAAATACGTGCAAGTGGCTGAAGTAGCAGAATAACCAATCACAAAGCCAGTTCGAGTGAGCTGGCTTTTTAATGGGGATGCATGCAACATAGAGTGGGCAGATAGCTATCTGTTGCTTGGGTGAATTCGTTCTAAAAGTATATCGATTAACTCTTGCTTGCGGATTCCTTCATTAAATACAAACTTATGACGTATAGGTAAAAATATATCTAACATTCTTCTATATGTTTCTACTGAGGGGGCGTGGGAATTTTTGGTTAGTTCTGTACCTGAAAAGCGACCCATAGTTTTTAACAATCTACCTATTTGCATGTATTCAGACTCATTATTCCCATCAAACCCTGGGAAAGTTAGAGAGTATTCAGGAGAGAAATGAGGTACTGCCTCGCTGACATCTTTTTTATCCTCATCACTAAGTCTTTCATATGTATATGAGAGCATGTCATACATATCAACAGTATCAACGAACAATTTAACTTTAGATGGGGTTTCATCTTCAGTTTCTAGAGACGGGTATTCCCACGACAACGCCCAGTAGTTATCAGTAGAAATAGCCTCTTCAACAAGGTCGGGGTTAAAACTATTTTCTATTCCCATGACCCGGTAAATTTCACAAAGCATCATTAATTGAAGCTTTTCAGCTTGAGAGTATTTCATTTATTGCTCCTATTCATGAACGAAAATCCACTATAGCATTAATTTAATTTATGAAAGGTGATGTATGGCTAAAAGACCAGATTGGGAGGCCATCGAGTCGGCTTACCGAGCTGGCGTGATGTCCATAAGGGAAATAGCCTCTCAATACGAGATAACCCATCAGGCGATAAGTAAGCGCGCCAAGAAAGAAGGATGGGAGCGAGATCTAAAGGCAAAGGTTAAAGCTAGGGCTGAAAACTTGGTTGCCAAAAGGGAGGTTGCCAGTCTGGTTGCCACCGAAAAGGCTATTTCAGAACGGCAACTTATTGAGGCTAATGCCGAGGTTATCGCTAATGTCCGCATGGAGCATAGAGGCGATATTCGAAGGGCTAGAGAATTAACCAACAACTTATTTGATGAACTATCTGCTGAATGTGCTGATGTGCCAGCCTTAAGAAAACTTGGCGAGTTAATGTTTAGTCCTGATGATAACGGACGCGACAAACTCAATGAAATTTATCACTCAATCATCTCCCTGCCTGAGCGCGTTAAGTCAGCCAAATCATTAAGCGAAACATTTAAAAATTTAGTTGGCCTTGAGCGTCAAGCATATGGCCTTGATGATGTTCAGCCGAATAAGACAGCTAGTCAGCTATCAGAACTAATGGACGACTTATCTAAGGAATAATCATGAAGCCAGAACATCTTGCATTATTGAGAGATAAGCTCTGGCGATTAAATCACCTCTACTGGATAACCAATAAAGAAGGCAAGCCAGTTCGATTTAAAATGACGCCTGAGCAACTCGAATATTTTGAAGGGATGCACACGCGAAACATTATCCTTAAAGCCCGTCAGCTTGGCTTCACTACTGAGGTCTGCATTATCCAGCTAGACGCAGCGTTATTTGAGGCGGCTAAATGTGCATTGATAGCCCACACACTTAACGATGCTAAGCGGCTATTTAGGGAAAAGATAAAGTATGCCTATGACAAGCTACCCGATGAAATCAAAGCGGCTAACCCAGCGAGTAATGATGCGGTTGGTGAGTTGGTGTTTAGCAAAGGCGGCTCGCTTTATATCAGTACGTCATTTCGTGGCGGTACACTCCGTTATTTGCACGTTTCTGAGTTCGGTAAGATATGTGCTAAGTATCCAGAGAAAGCCCGTGAGATTGTCACTGGCGCATTTGAGGCGGTATCAAGCGATTGTTTTACGACGATTGAAAGCACAGCGGAGGGTCGAGCAGGTTATTTCTTCGATTATTGCCAGTCTGCTGAGAAAGCGCAAATTCAGAATAAGACTCTCTCTAACCTAGACTGGAAGTTCTTTTTCTTCTCATGGTGGAAGAATCCAGAGTATGCCATTAACCCTGTTGAGCCATTACCCCAGCGGTTAGTTGATTACTTTGATGAGATAGCCAGCAAACATGGTGTTCAATTAAACGAGCGCCAGAAAGCATGGTATTACGCCAAAGAGAAAACGCTTGGCGACGATATGAAACGGGAATACCCGTCAATACCGTCTGAGGCATTCCAACAATCGGTTGAAGGCGCTTACTACGCCAAGCAGTTCCGCTTCCTGTACGAAAATAAACGCATTGGCACACTTCCTGATAACTCGCACTTACCGGTTCACACGTACTGGGATATTGGTGTGGGTGACTCAACGTCAATTTGGTTTATTCGTGAAGTGGGCGAGGAGTTCCACATTATAGACCACTACTCAAACAGTGGTGAAGGTCTACGGCACTACATGAAAGTACTGAAAGACAAAGGCTACACATATGCAAGTCACAATGGCCCTCATGATATCGATAACCGTGAGTTTGGCTCGGATGCGAAATCTCGGCGTGAATTAGCGCGTGAGGGGTACGAAATCGACGGACAAATTTACTCAATCCGATTTGAAGTAGTGCCGAAGCTTTCAGTTGATGAAGGTATCGAGGCAGTACGTGAAATTCTGCCACTTTGCGTGTTTGATGAGCATAAATGTAGTGAAGGCATTGCTCATCTAGAAGCTTATCGTAAAGAGTGGGATGACAAGCGAGGCTGTTGGAAAGATAAACCGCTTCACGATTACACGTCACATGATGCTGATGGATTTAGATATTTTGCAGTGAGTCGAAGAAATACTAAACGGTTGACTAAGAAAATAGAATTTAACTGGAACTAACATGAATACAAACGTTGATTACAAGCATCCAGCTTACAATGAGTTTTTGCCTGAATGGGACATGGTTGGCGATTGTGTTGATGGCGAACGAGTTGTTAAAAGCAAGAAAGAGAAATACCTCCCTCATCCGGCAGATAACAAAGATGAAGATGATAAGGGTAATGAGCGTTATAAGCGCTATTTAGCTAGAGCATCCTTTCTGAATGCCACGGGTAGGACACTTAGTGGTTTACTTGGTATTGCTTTCAGTAAGCCAGTAAAGATTAGTATTAGTGGTGATGTTGAGTATTTAGAAACTGATATTGACGGTCAAGGTCAGCCACTTACTCAAATGATAAGGGATGCGTTATCGCAAAACTTACAGCGTGGTCGAGCAGGTTTATTAAGTGATTTTAGTGGTTCAGGTATTCAGTCAGAGGCTAATAAAGGTCGCTCCTATATTCGGTTGTTTACAGCAAAAGAAATTATCAATTGGCGTGTAACGAACGGGAAAACATCCCTCGTTGTCCTCAAATATCAGGAGCCAGTAGATACAGATGATTTTGAACTGCAAATGCAGAATAACTGGATTGAATTAAGGCTTGTTAACAATGTAGCTTGCTCTCGTCGCTGGTATGAAGATGGAGATATAAAAGTTACAGAGTGGGTTGTATTAAAGGATGCACACGGCATTCCATTAAGGGAGTTGCCGTGGTCATGGATTGGTTCAATGAACAATGATCACACCCCTGATGCTCCTCCTCTTGCAGATATTGCGTACTTAAATATCAAACATTATCAAGTTGAGGCTGATATCGCAGAGTCTGCACATACTGTCGGTCAGCCGATGATTGCACTAACTGGCCTTACTGATGATTGGGTTGAAAGACACGTGTCTGAAGGGTTTACTGTTGGTTCACGCAAAGGGGTGTTGCTGCCACAGGGTGGTGATATGAAATTTGCGCAGCCAGAAGACAGAAACATTCAAATAAACCTAGCTGAGCGCAGAGAAAAGCAGATGGCAATGCTAGGAGCTAAGCTAGTTGAACGCGGGACATCAGCAAGAACAGCGACTCAGGCACAGGATGAGGCTCAAACAGATAATTCAGTGCTTTCGTTGTGTTCAGGAAACGTCGAAAAGGCCGTTAACCGAGCACTTAATTTCTGCATTCAGTTTGAGGGGAGTGGTGAGGCAACTATTGAGATAAACAAAGTTTACGATATTGCTCAACTGGATTCGCAAGCAATCACAGCTCTCCTTGCTTCTCTCCAATCTGGGGCTATGCGATTGATTGATTTTGTTAAGTACCTGCAAAGTATCAATATCATCCCTCAAGATGAGAAAGCTGAGGATGTTATCGAAGAGATAGAATTATCGCGAGCTAACTCAATGATGTAGAGGTGAATATGCAATCGCAGTTGATGTTAGATAATTCAATGATGATCCAAATTCTCCTAGAACGACTCAAAGCTGGCATTGTTGATAGAGAGGAAATGCAAAGAGAGCTAAGGGCGGCTGTTGCTAAGGCGTTAGCTAATTTCTCAGGTCAGATAACATCGAGGTCAAAACTAAACGCCATAATTGCTGAGTTAAAGCGAGAGCTATCACCAGTTCTGACCAGTTACTCTGAGCATTTACTGCAATCTGTTCTCGATATCGGTGTTGAGTCAAGCCAACTTGAAGTTGATAGCTTATCGCAGATAGTAACAAATGAAGTAAGCAAGCCTGATGCTGAGAAAGTTAAAAAAGCCATTTTAAATGTGCCGCTGATATTAACCGCTTGGGGCGGCTCTTTATTTCTCAAGAAATTTATATCATCTTGGGTGACTAGCTCTATCCAGCAAGTAGAGAATCAGACTGTTTTGGCTATGGCTGCTCAAAGTAACATTCAAGTTCTACAGTCCACTATTAATGGGGCTGCAATTGATAAAACACAGGTCTCTACATCGACGATATCTCGAATTACTTACAACTACAGAACAATTGCAAACACGGCAATTCAGCATGCTCATACATGTGCGGCTCAGGAATTTTATAAGGAGAATGACGATTTAATTAAAGAGGAAGAATTCAGCGCAATACTGGACAACAAAACATCATCGACGTGTAGGGCTTTATCAGGAAACCGATATCCTGTTGGGGCTGGCCCAATGCCACCATTACACCCAAACTGCCGAAGTCAGCGATTGCCAATACTTAATGATAAATTTGCTAATTTGATAATAACTAAACCAATAGGAAGATCTGAATGGGGAGAAGAAAGCTATTATGAATGGCTATCTAGGCAACCGGCCAAAAGACAGGATTTAATATTGGGTCCGACTAGAGGGAAGTTGTTTCGTGATGGTGGTTTATCTCCAGAGCGATTCGCACAGTTGCAGTTACATAAAAACTTTAAACCAATGACACTTAAAGATATGCAAAAGTTTGCGCCTAAAGCGTTTGAGCGAGCAGGAATTGAATTGAAATAACACAAACCCACCACTGAGTGGGTTTTTTATTATCCGCAGTTAGAGACTGCACCATCTAAACCAGAGGTTTTACGATGTTTAAATATTTATTAACGAAAGAAGAATTTGACGCATTAACTGATGAGCAAAAGGCTCTTTACAAAGAGTCTGGTGGTAATTACCAACTTCAAATCGAAGGTATGCCAGAAATTCCAGATGTGTCAGGTCTTCAAAAGAAAGTTGATGAATTACTTTCTGAGAAAAAATCAGAGCAGGAGAAACGCCGGCAAGCTGAAGAGGCTGCAAAAAAAGCAGCAGAAGATCAAGCGCGTAAAAATGGCGATATCGAATCACTAGAAAAAAGCTGGGCTGAAAAGTTAAAGACGCGTGAAAACGAGTTATTAGCACAGCTGCAGGAGAAAGACGCGAGTCTACATACGCTATTAGTTGATAACGTTGCTCAAACTGTGGCTACAAAGCTTGCTGGTGACGCTGCTCCGTTAATCATGCCACACATTAAATCTCGATTATCAGTAGAAGACGGTAAAACGCGAGTGGTTGATGCTAACGGTCATCCTTCTGCATTTACCATTGATGATTTAGAAAAAGAATTTCGTAGTAACCCGTTATTTGCTCCAGTAATTATTGGTAGTAAAGCCACCGGAACCGGAGGGGAAGGCGGTAAAGGGAAATCACCAGCCGGAGGCAGTGAAAAACCCAAAAGCGCGAATCCGTTAGTGGACAGCGCACGTGAAATCATTGCTAATATCCAAGAGGATTAATTTATATGTCTTTATATATTTTTCAAAAACAAGTGTCTCTAGCGGCAACAGAGTTGGTTGCTCAGGCTGTCCGTCAATTTAACGAAGCATCTGGTGGTGCTTTAGTTATTGGCGATGGTGATCATATCGGTGACTATATTGAGCAAACATCATGGCAATTGCTTGGTGGGCTGGCTCAGCGACGTAATGCATATGGTTCAGGTAATCTAACGCCACAAGAATTGGGGCAAATCCTTGACCGTATGATTAAGGTTGATGGTCGTATTGGTCCCGTCTCAGTTACTCCGACAATGATGAAGCGACTAGGTAAGGACGTATCAGAAGCGGCTGCGGTAGTTGCTGCTCAATCAGCAGAAGCCATGTTACAAGATTACCTGAATACTACTGGCGCGGCATTAAAAGCAGCTATTTCTGGTAATAAAACAGCCGTTACTGTTGGAGGTGAAACACCATCATTAAGAGGTTTAAATAAAGCAACACGTCCATTCGGTGATGCATATTCGCGTATTGTTGCTTGGTTGATGGATGGTGCAACATTCAACGACTTTATGGATGAGACATTAACCAACGCAAATAACCTATTCCAAATTGGCAACGTCGCCATTAAACAAGATAACCTTGGCCGTCGTTTTGTTATCTCTGATATTCCAGCTTTATCAGATGCAGACAAACAACATTCGCTAGGTTTAGTGACTGGTGCTGCTGCGGTTCAAACATCACCACTAATCATGAAGGCTCAGGATGTATTAGGGCAAGAAAATATTAAGGCACTAATGCAAGGTGAGTACGACTTTACTATTGGTTTGCGTGGTTACCAGTGGAGCAAAGATAGCATCAAATCCCCAACTAACGAACAGATTGCCGCGGTAGCTAACTGGAAGCAAATTGCTACGGATATTAAAGATACTGCTGGTGTTATGGTTTCATTTGGCAAAGATACTAGCGTTGGTGGGTAACGTGAGGGGCCGCCGCCCCTTATTTATCCATGAGGAGTGAGCATGTCTATTGCGATTACGGTTGAGCAAGTTAATGAGCAATTAGAGGTGATGGGGTTTGAGGCAACAAGTCTTGTCATAAACTCTGCTATATCTATAGTGGACACTATTGATACTTGCCTTGATAGCGCAGGGTATTCAGATGCGGTAATTGCTTTAATTAAACTGTATTCGGTTATCCTTATATTATCATCTGCTGATGTTCGTAAAATCGCGTCAGAGCACGCACCTTCTGGCGCTTCTGTTTCATATCAGTATTTTTCTGATGGCAGAAAAACGTTGCTAAAAATGCTGTCTTCCCTAGATACCAATGGATGTACTAATAGCCTTCCTATTGAACGCCCCGTAGGTGTCATTCAGTTTGATGTAGTTCGGGGGTGATATGGGGAAAATCCTGCGACGATTTTGCAAAGGGTGGGCAACCATCTGGAAAGTTGAGGGGAAAGATAAATACGGGAAGCCTATATTTTCAGAGCCAATCCATATCCGGTGTGATTACGGAAGTAGCTTTAAAGATGGTAGTAAAACTATTGGTACTGAAATAATTATTAAGAATGTCATTTGGACTGAGTATAGCGAAGCTTCTCAAGAAGACTATATCGCCATCGGTAAGTATGAAGACAGAGAGCCATTTTTGCATGGTGCTAGTAGGATTAAGTCTATCGATAGAGACCGTGATATTAATGGCGGTCTAGATGATTACACACTAACAACGGCGGTGTAACTATGGGGGCAAAAGTAAAAGGAATAAGTAATGCGATATCTAACTTAAACTCTCTGGTTGGAAGCATAGCATCAAAGAAGATAGCTCGAGCCATGCATAGAGCGCTAGATATTGGTGGCAGGCAAGCTGCTGTATACACGCCAATTGACACTAAAACGCTCATTAATTCACAATTTAGAGATGTAAAAGTAAAAGGTGCTCTATTTACTGGTCGCGTTGGTTATTCTGCTTCATATGCTGTTTTTGTTCATGATCCTAATGTTAAACAAACTTTCCGCAGACCTACTGCTAAGAAAGAATTCCTCCTGAAGGGGTTTAAGGAAACGAAGCAAATGATTGATCAGGCTGTTGCTGAGGAACTTAAAATATGACGACCTTTGAGAGACTGAAAAACTATTTTTCTGAATCAGGGTTATCTGATGGTTTCATTCAGCAGGATTATATTTGGAATGAAAAAGAAGGTAATGATTCAGATTCATATATCGTATTTCAGCAACTAAATGGAACTGGTCGTATTGATGATTTAAGTGGCGATGATTTTTTCACCGTTTCACTCATATCTGGCAAGGCGTGGATTGATTTTATTGTTCAGAGAGCTAACGAAATACTAGAGTATGTAAGGTGTCACTCTAGAAGTCATAACATTGGTTTTATTATCAATACATCTGGTTTTGTTAATCCAATTCAAACGACAGAAGGTAGGTTTATTATCCCGCTTTCTTTCCGCTGTACATCTTAAATTAAACACATCTCAACAGGTCGCTTATGCGGCCTTTTTTATTTGCAAATAAAGAGGTTATAACATGGCACAATGCCCTGATGATAAAGGCCTAGTGATGGGTAACGCAGGTATTCTGCGCATTGCAAAAGGCTGCCCTGACCAAGTACCAGCACAAGATCAATTCTTGCGCTTAGGTGCGCTAACAAGCAAGTCATTCGATTTCGGTATGGAGACAGTGACATCTAATGCTGATGACACCAAAGGCTTAACTGAGTCAATTGTTACTGGTGCTGACTTCACCATTAGTTTTGATGGTGAATTAAAGAAAGCTGGTGTAACCGGTTCTACTTCCGCGTTTGATATTGCCAAAGAAATCCTTGATGAAATCAAAGCAAGTCGCCAACCGTCATATTGGGTTCAACTTGATATGAAAGGCGATGGCTCTGATGTTGTTCAGGGTTATATGGCTTTCACATCTTGGTCAATGGAGTTTCCAACAAAAGAAATTTCTACCTATTCAGGTGAGCTAAAAGTTGCTGATGCAGAAACGGTTGAGTGGCTACAAGAAGAAATCGTTGTTCAAAGTATTGCCGTCGAGCCAGCCACTCTGTCTGTAAAAGTGGGTGAAACTAAGACATTTACCGTCAAATTTACCCCAACCGATGCGACGAACAAAAACTACACCGCTGTGAGCGATAAGCCGAACTTTGCAACAGTTACTCAGCTTGTGAATGTAGTCACCGTGCGTGGTGTTGCTGAAGGTACTGCAAATATCACTGTCACATCTGAAGATGGTAGTAAAACAGCAAAATGCGTGGTCACTGTTACCGCTGCTTAATATTACAAAGGGTGCTTTCGAGTGCCCTTGATAATATTCAGGAGGGATTATGACACCTATTTTAGAAATCGGGGAGATGGTTATCTCTACTGATAAAAAGGATTACTTATTTAGACCATCGTTCATCAATATGACAAGAATCGGTGAGCCTAAACAGATTGTGAAAGCCTACGGTCAATTAAATGGCGCTGAGGTGCAAGAGTTAATTGCACGCGCCGTAATGAGCTACAGGGTTATTCCTGAGTGGTTAATAAAAGCCATTAGCAAGCCAACATATGGGCGTAATATCCTACAAACTGCAATGATGGTTATGCAGGCGTGCTGTGATGATGATTGTTCAGAGCTCATTGGCGAATGGAGATCGGGTAAGCGAGGTATTGTCTATAAAAACGGCAAGATGCCAATCGCTGACATTATCGTTATTGCTCGAGAATTATTCACTCACGGAATTATCGGTAAAGCGAAGATCCGCAAACTTCAACGCAATGAGGGCAAAAACGAATTCTCAGATGAGTTTATGGCAATTGACTACATTAGCTCAGCTCGTGCTCACTTTGGTATGAATCGAGAGGAAGCCGAACAGTTAACCATGACTGAATTTCAGATGATGCTCAAAGCTAAATACCCTGATGAGAAAGGCTTCACTAAAGAAGAATATGACAACATCATGAAGCAAGATGATAGGCGTAATAATGAGTTAATCAGTGGTAAGCGCAGATTGGTGAGCAGAAAGAGAAAGTAGCCAATTATCAGACTTGAGATATTTTATAGTAAAGGTAGGAATATGAACAAAATCCTAAGGCAGTATCGACATATGAAGGTGCCTTTATTTGAATCTGGATATATTATCTATTGTGGCTCTTGGGATGATTGGCGCGCTCTACATGAAAAACTAGGCATTGATGGTGGGGATAGTTTTGTTAACGGTGCAAGTCATACAGTTACTAACACTCAGTGTGTACTCCATATTATTGGTGTGTTTAACGGTAAATTATCTACTCTAGCTCACGAATGCGCACATATAGCGTTCGACATTTGTTACCGCGTCGGTGTGAGCGTTGAAACAGGGGCCGCGAATGAAACATTTTGTCATCTTATTAGTAGGATGGTGGATTTCTGTGTTAAACCCAAAAAAGCCGACGTAGGCCGGCTTTAATTATTACAACAGGTTAAGGACGCTTACTGTTTGGTGTTCTTTTTTCAAGAACCCATGTGTTGCCAGATTGCGTTGTTGGTGGTAGCTTTTCGTTGTCTCTCACTGTGGCATAATTGTTTTTTAAACCGCCACGAGGTCCAACTTCTCGATAGATACCGCCATCTTTACCTGTGTTTTCACCGGGTTTTTTACCCATAATAAAAACTCCTTGTAATGCTCGTTATTGAGCAGAACAAATATTAGACGTGAATTTAATTAAGTCAAATATCCGTACAAAGGAAATGGGGCTGCTACTAACCTGATGACGTTTGGTCCTTTGTTCGTTTTCTGAAAGCGGTAATCCCAACCTTGTCCGAAGATAGCCGAACGGTGGATTTGAGTCGTTTTGTGGGTGATGTATACTGGTTATATAAACAGTTTTTAATGTATAACATTTAAAAAAATTGGCGTTAGGTACTGGTATACTTTGGATTACGTTGCTATAACAAATTAAATAATAAGGTAAAAAAATAAACCGTAGGATTTAAAGAGCATAATTATATTTTTATAATTGATAAATTTATATAAATAAAGATAATGAATATAACAACAATATGATTGTGTGCTTTTTATACTCCTGTGATATATTTAATGACCAAATGGGAGGATAACTATGATGGCTAAAAACTTAAAACATAAAAAACACCAATGTGAGACATCAGACAATGGTGAGTATCAGGTGTTTATGGAGCAGGTGGAGGCCCAGATAGAAAGCGCTCAATTATCCATAGCTGAGAAAAAAGCTGAATTCAAAAGGATTAAAGAGAATGGCGCTAGACTCACAAAACACCGTTTCACTATATGATTTTATATATCTAGATAAACCAAGAATTCTTACTCTTCTCGCCCAGCTTTCTAGTAATGGGGTACAGCAATCCCTAAAATTAATTAATGGCGAAAAAACCTCAATTTCTGTTGAGAAAAAAATGGGAGCAAAAGCTGGAATTCTGGGGTCAGGAGTTTCTGGGGACGGAGGTAAAAAGACACAAGATGATTCCACAGAGTCAATTGAATCTATTCATGATGTGTCTTGGTCATCACCTATACAACTGTTAGATTTGCTAAGTGAGTTGGGAGTAATACACAATGGAACTGAAGGATCTAGCCTTGGGTCTATCGTAATTGCTAAAGGTGGTGTGAGAATATTTGACGTTATGAGCTTAAAAAAAGCACTTCCAGTTATTGGTGCAATGTTTAACGCCGGTCTTGATCAGCCATCCCTTCCTCCAAAAGCAAAGCAAAAAAAATCAAAAAATATTGAAGATATTGTGATTGAAGGTGGTTTAACTATTGGCATGGTTGGCAGCATGCTTGATTTTGTTAACGATTCATTACAGATGGATTTATTTGAAGAAAACGGCAATGCTACATGGATGACTCTATCCATAGATGGTCTAACAATAAATTCTGCTGATTTAGCTCTGAAATATGGCTCACGAATACCAGGGGAATGGATTGTAATCGGAATAATAGACTCATTACCAGATCATTACTCAGAGCAGTACATTGAGATACCAGATGACAATAACCCCATGAAGAGTGGATTATCTGGAATGCTAGATGCAATTAGAGATAACATGGGAAGGAAAAGTACCAGTTACAGTCTTACCCCGTTAATGGTATTCAGAAAAGCAATTACCTCAGAAATAGAAAGCTGAATTAGTTATTATTGCCACTAACCCGCTTCGGTGGGTTTTTTATTGCCTGAATATCTCAAATTATTGATATTGTTTGATTGTTCTAAATTGAAATGACCGAACTACAAAATAATTGTAGGTAACTACAATTATTTTGTAGTTCAAATATTGAGCGACTCCTAAAGAGTTTTACAAAAAAGTTGTAAAACTTATCTTGTGTAATTTATTGATATAGTTTGATTATAGCGAATCGCGAGAATTGATAGCCCATCCTTGGGCGTTACTACTATTGTTATGCAATTAACGGAGTGTTTAAAATATCTCCGCTTTTCTCACCTTGCATAACTTGGGTGCGTAGACGGAAGTTTTGCAGTAACTCAATAAGCGCATTAGAGTCACGTTGTAATTTTTGAATGTATTCAACACTGACAACGTTATGACCATCAACGCTAACTACTTGTTGCTTTCCATCTTTATAAGAAACTAACCATCTTCCTTCTTTTGGTATGGTTACGGTGATTGAGTTTTGATTTGGTTCAAAAAGTATATTTTCTTCCTGTTTAGGAATGTATTCACCCTCAAGAACGAACTTGTGAATATACTCAACCGCATCGGGTATCTGATCTGCTGTTAGCTCTTCAATGCTACTAACATTAAATTTCTGGTGAACAAGAGAATAAGCTTCTGGATACATAATGCCTTTCTTGCTAACCAATAGATTAACAGCATTCTTTAATGGGTTGCGTTCTTGAACAGTTGATTTGTGTTTTTTCTTAACTTCACCAGTAGTCCAGTATTCGTAAAGTACATCGTCGCTTCTATCTTGGTATGCTTGTACTTTATCTCGGATCTCAGGTCTAACTTTATTGATGTTGATAGTGTGAAGCCAGCCAGTTAATTTTTTTAGCGCCAAGCACACTACACTACGTCGCTGGTTATCACATGGAAGCTGCATTGTGATATTCACAACGCAGGTTCTAAATCTTTGTTTTATCTTTGTATATTGTGATGACCAATCTAAACCCATACCTTCAATGAAAGGGTGCATTGCAACAAATGGTTGCCCTTCATAATTGACTAAATAAAGATTATCTCCGTGGAATGGTACATTAATAGTTGATATACTTGTCATGCTAGTTACCTCGTTAGTTTCTGGCAAATTAGAAGCCTCGACTGTTACCGCAGTTGGGGCTTCGCCGTTTTTACTTAACATTATTAACTCTTTCTTCTCTTAGGCTTCTTGATAGCCTTTGAACTATTGCTGAATTTATGGATATACCATCCATGTCAGCTAACTTCTTAATTTCATCCTTCATTCTTTTAGGAAGCCTTAGCATAAAGTTATCCTTCTCTCTACACGTATAAAGTTGGTCGCTCATATAGTTATACCTCATCTTGATATCATGGTGTAATCATTACACCGTGTATCTATGAAGTCAACTGTTATTTGGCTACACTGTGATATCAAATTTAATTGGGGGTTGTATGAAGGGTATGAGAAATATCGCACCATTTGGACTGAGAATGCCGGATGAGTTAAAAGAAAAAATCCAAGAGAGAGCAAAAGCCAATGGTCGCTCTATGAACTCTGAAATCATTCAGATTTTAGAGGATGCAGTGCAAGGGAATACAAGTAATGACTCTAAGTGGTTATCTGGCGTACTGGCTTTTATGCAAGTAAATAAAGGCAAGGAAGGGAACACTATACTGACAATGGATCTTGATAAAATTAAAAATATGAGTGACGAACAGCAGAATAAAGACAATAAAAAATAGCACTTAAGTTAAAATTTATTAAACTAATAACAAATTAACTAACGAGGATGGTGTTGTGAGGAAAAAAACAGTTTTGGCGATTTTTATTGGTTCATTATTAATTTCTGGTTGTGGTCAAAAAGAGTTATCACCTCAAGATATTGAACTAGTAAATAATTTAAAATCAGAGTTATTACAGGTTGAAAATGACATATCAGAATCTAAATCTGAGCAGAATTTGTATTCTGGCGGGTTAATAAAATCTCTAATTACTGCAAAAACTGAAGTTTTAGAGGTGAATAAGGCTCTTTTACAGCAACGGATAAATGCTCTTGAGTCTGGAGCTAAAGTTAACATTGTTATAGAGCAAACCCAAGCAAACCAAGATCTAGCAAATAAACTTGAAGCGGAAATAAATCAAATTAAAAAAGAAATTGAAAGCGAGAAAAATGAAGCTAAGAAATATTCTGGTGGATTAATTCTATCAATGAAATTAGCAACAATAGCAACACAAGAGCAAACGTTAGCTACGTTACAACAAAAGTATTTATCTGCTAAATATGGATTAGCACCAATTAACTATGATAATCAATTAAGCAACAATAACTCCCAGATAAATACAAAAGAAAATATTAAATCAGATAATGAAAAACAATCTATGCTCCCGCCGGAATCAGGCCCATTTGGGTTTAAGATTGGACTTACAAGAGAAAACATTGAATCAATGATAACTGGCGAGATACGCCTTGTTGATGATGAGCAAAACCTATACTTAACGAACAGTTCACCTAAAAAAAACTCCGAGTTTGCATCATTTGGATTAGTTATCTCTCCAACAGTTGGTTTATGTCAGATAAGAGCAATTGGTAATGATATAAAAACAAACAGTTACGGACAGCCGTTACGGCAGGAATTCAATGGGTTGGTTAATACTTTGGAATCTTTGTATGGAAAACCAAAACAAGAAGATATTCTTTTATCTGGATCTATATGGCGGAACCCTCAAGACTGGATGATGGGGTTGTATAAGCAAGAAAGATATTTAAGTGCTAGGTGGAAAGAGCAAAATGACAACATGAAAGAAAATGAACTGAGTAGTATAGCTGTTGAGGCGAGAGCGGATAGCGGATCTAATGGGTATATCTTCCTTCAGTACACATTCGCTAACAATCCAGAATGTGTTAAGGAAATAGAAGAAAATAAAAAAAGCTCTTTTTAATTTTAAATCAAACATCAACTAACCCTGCCAATAGGCGGGGTTTTTTATTTTAAGGAGCCGACAAATGGCACAAGTAGGCGAAATTGTTTATCAAGTTCAAATGGATGTTGAGCAATTGCTAACATCTCAACGTCAGTTAGAGCAACGTCTTAATCGTATGGATAGTAGCTTTAACAGAACGTCTCAATCGGTAAATAATACTGAACGTTCAATGTTATCTTTATCCAAGGTTGCTGCATCACTTGCCGGTTATTTATCGGCTTCAATGGTTGCTAGTTACTCCGAAGCATGGACTGAATTAAACAACAAATTATCTAACTCAGTTCGTGCTAGCGAATCACTTGTTGATGTTACTCAGCGAGTATTTGATATTTCTCAAGCAACGCGTTCTAGCCTTGATGCTACAGCAACACTCTATGCACGTCTTGAGCGAGGAACGAGAGAATACAATACATCAGCGGCAGACTTAGCAAAATTAACATCCATCATCAATCAAGGGTTTATCGTCTCTGGCGCTACTGCACAGGAAGCAGAAAACGCCATCATTCAGCTATCACAAGGTATCGCTTCTGGGGTTCTCCGTGGTGAGGAATTTAACTCAGTAGCGGAACAGGGTAGCCGTTTGATGGTTGCACTTGCTGACTCGATGGGTGTCGGTATTGGTCAACTTCGTAAGATGGCGGCAGAAGGCAAACTAACCACTGATGTTGTTGTGAAAGGACTACTTTCTCAAGGTGATGCGATCGGTAAGGAATTCGCTAAAACAACTCGAACAATGTCGCAAGCATTTCAAGAGGCGGGGAATAATGTCACTAAGTTTCTCGGTGAAAATACAACAGTAAAGGCAGGGCTTAGTGTATTTAGTGATGCCGTTATTACTGTTAGTAAAAATTTGGATGTAATGACGGATGTTCTTGCTTTGACAGCAATGACAATTGGTTCAAGGTTTGTTGGTGCATTATCTCTTGCTGGTGCTGCGCAATTAAAGAAAGCAAAAGATACAATAACAAGCACTATAGCAACAAGAAACTCAGCCAAAGCAGAGGTGGTTGCTGCAAAAGAGACACTAACTAGAGTGCAGGCAGAAAAGGCATTTGCTTTAACGACTCAACAATCATTATCAGCTCAGCTTTCGGCTGCTCAGACAGAACAACAACGCTCAAGAATAAGAAATGAATTATCGGCAAATTCAGCAAGAATAGCAGCATTAACTAGGCAGGAAACTCTGGAAACAAATAGGTTAGCGGCGGCTCAAGCAAGAGTTGCGGCAACCAGTGTTACTATGGCTGGCGCAATGAGAGCGCTCAATATAGCCACTGCACCTTTAGGTGGCCCGATGGGGGCGCTGATGCTTGCTGGTGCTGCAATGTATTATTTCTATCAAAAAACGGAGCAAGCAAAACAAGAAGCACATGACTTTGCAGATAACATAGATCAACTAGCAGATAAATTAAAAGGGCTTTCATATCAAGAAATTGCTCGTGACGCGCAAGATGCCGCCGACAAGCAGAAAGTTATAAATGCGGAAATGGAGGAGCAGGAAAAACAACTAGCTAGACTTGAGGCTCGCCTAAGGATGCAGCAGGACGCTCTAGGTAATAACCCAGAGTTAATTGAAAGAAATACAATAAACATATTAAGAGAGAAGATAGAGCTAGAAGGTGATTTAGCAGAAAATAAGAAAAAATCTGAAGATATCACTAAATACCTCGCAGACGCTCAAGATGAGTACAATAGGAAGCTAAAAGAAGCCATTGATTTGAGTGTTAAAAGTGCAACTACTCTTGATGTTGAAAAGTCCGCATTAGGTAGACTTACTCAGCAAATAAGGGAGGCGGCTGGTGCGAAAGGTGAGTTTAATGCCACTCAGCTTGAAGTTAAATTGTCAGATAAAGCGTTAGATATGAGAAAGTCACTAGAGCGTGAGGCTAAGCTAGCCAATGCTAAAAGTGAAATTGATAAGAGGTTGCTAAAAGTTCAGTTCTATGCGGAGGATAATAATCTATCAGAAAAAGAAGTTCTAATATTAAATCAGGCTGTAATTGCGGCGCAAGATGCCAAAGATGCGGAAGCCGAACGCAACAAAACAACCAAGGAATCAACCAAAGCCACAGACGCAGCATACGAAGCACTAAAGCGCCAAAGAGAAGAAATTGAGCGCTTAAACACAGGTTACAAAGAAGGCTCTCTTGAAATGGCTAAGTATGATGCGGTTAAGGCGCTTGGTGACAAGGCATCTCCTAAGCAGATTGAAAAAGCGGAGCAACTCGCAGAAGATAAATATAACATTGAGCGTAATTTAGCTGATAAGAAAGCCGCGCTTGAGCTTGATTTAGTCGCCAAGGTTAAAGAATCTCACGATAAACAGTTGGCAGACTTAGAGCGGATAACAAAAGATGATGTATCTCTCACTGAACAGGCAGCAAGGCGTAAAGCTGAAATTGAGGCGGAATATCAACAAAAGATAGCCGAAATAAAGGCTAATAACGCTGTCTCACCGCAAGATGACATCAAAGGGAAAGTGGATCCTGTTCAGCAACTCAAAAACGAACACGAGCGTAAACTTGCACTTATTCGTGAGTTTGAAACAGAAAAAGGCGCTATTACTCAGCGTGGCTTAGAGTTAATGAATGTTGCTAATACTCAATATGAGCAAGACCGGTTAAATGCTCAATGGGAGATATGGCGCAATCAGAGCCAAGCCAATCAATTCTTAGCTGATGGGTTGGACGCATTAGGACAGCGCTCTACTAACGTACTCACAGGGCTATTAACTCAAACACAATCCATTAACGATGCTTTCCGTAATGTCGCCTTAACTATCGTAGACCAAGCCGTTGGAGCTCTGGTCCAAATGGGCATGCAACAGGTTAAGAATATGGTTACTGAAAGTGCCATGCGTAAGGCTTCCAATGCTCAAGCTATAGCGGAGGCTACAACTACTGGCGCAGCAATTACAAATGCTATGGCTCCGGCGGCAGCGACAACCAGTATTGCCACTATGGGTTCTGCCGCTACATGGGGTATGGCAGCAATGGCAATAGCTATTCCAGCTATGATTGCGCTTGCTGGTGCTCGTAAAAATGGTGGACCCGTAAATGCTGGCTCTATGTATAGAGTGGGTGAAGGTGGGAAGCCTGAGATATTCAAAGCATCTAACGGTAGTCAGTACATGATACCGGGTGATAATGGTCGAGTTATTAGTAACCGACAAATAGGTAAAGGTGGTAATGGTGTCAGCATGGGTGATATGAACTTTACATTCCAAGTTCAAGCACCTAATGGCATCACTCAAAAGGAAGCGCAACAAATACAGCAAATGGTGAGAGGTACGGTTTATGACGTACTTGGTAACGAAATGCGTAGCGGTGGTGCTTTGGAAAAAGTAAGAAGTTGGTAATTAAGAGAGGTAGTTATGAAGATATTCACAGCTAACATTCATCCCAATGGTTTTTTTATCAATGCAGATTGGAATGGTACTTATTTTTGGATTTATTTAAGTAGAGCGCTGGGGTGGGGTAAATTCACTTTAATTAGGTGCTCTACTAGATACAGCCCTACTGGAGGAATTTTTGAATTATCTGAATTGCAACAGGAAGATTCATTACCCCCTTCACCAATAATTCATTCATCAAATGTGTTATGGCGTTTGCAGGAAGCTCATGAAGTTTTGATTTCAAGTTAGCTTTCATGTCTGGTGATTCATTAGATGTTAAAATAATATCCTCTAATGCTTTAATTGAATCACTATGTATGCGAATTGTTTGTACTTTCAGTATCGCGCTTAACCCTCCGTCATCTAATAAAAAATCAATACCTTTTTCAGTAATGAAGCAGGTATAGCTATTAAAAATATATTCGATCCCATCAAGTGTTGAACTTTGAATGAATGGTTTTTCAATCAACCCATGCATCTCAAGGTATAACATATTTGCTATAAGATGATCTTTATTACTGAATTTTTTACTAAGTTCTTCATATTCATCATCTTCTAAGGGATTTGGGAAAGAATCATATAAGGCAGTTAAAATATCTAACTGTAGAGCACGGTCATATTTATATCCACATAGTACCTCACACCGAAGTAATCAGCCATTCCTTCGGCAAGTTTCTCTGGGCTGAATATATAAAATAACCTAATGGATATTTATTAATATCCTGATATTTGATCAGGCGGCTTTGTGTCGCCTTTTTTATTGGAGTAACCAATGGAAGAGTTTAAATGGCGACCTGAAACAGCTTATCAGGTGGGTAATGAGCCTAAAGTGAAAGTAGCTAAGTTTGGTAACGGTTACGAACAAAGAGTCAAAGACGGGATCAACAACCAACTAAAGACTTATCAACTCTCATTTGTTAAGCGTACTGATATTGGGAAACAGATTGATGAGTTCCTTAAGGCTCGAGGTGCAGTTGAATCATTCTTATGGCTAACCAGTGATGATAACTCTAAACGTAAATTTGTTTGCCGTGGCTGGCAGGTAACGCCAAGGGCGACGGTATGGCAGATAGATTGCACATTTGAGGAGGTTGTTGCATGAGGGATATACCTCAAGAGATGCGCATAAATGTTGCAGATTTACAGCAAAATGCAATGTTAGATTTGTATGAGGTCGATTTAAGTCGTTTTGGTGGTGATGTTTACCGGTTTCATGACGGCATGAATGGCTTATTAAAACCTATTGTCTGGCAGGGTTTACGATATGAACTTTATCCTGTTCAGGTTACAGGGTTTAGTGTAACGACTCAGGGTGCATCAGACAGACCAAAAATGACGTTTGCTAACTTTGACGGAATGTTAACTGCGATTAACAACGACTATGATGATGCGCTAGGCGCTATCGTTACTCGTAGGCAGGTTTTAGAGCAATATCTTGATGCTGTTAATTTTCCCAACGGAAACCCACAAGCAGATCCAACCAGAGAAGCCGTTCAAAAATACGTTGTCGAACAGCGAGAAAGTTCAGACTCTGATTTTGTGACGTATATATTAGCACTTCCAACAGAAACAGATAACGCCCTGATACCTAGACGGGTTATTCAGGCTGATATCTGCTCGTGGCGATACCGAGGATTTGATTGTGGTTATGATGGACCACCTGTTGCAGATGAAAAAGACCAACCAACAACCGATCCCTTAAAAGACAAATGCTCTCATAAATACAGCGGGTGCAAATTAAGACACAAAGGAAAGATGCCATTCGGCGGGTTTTTAGGTTCAAATAAATTAGGTTAATCCATGATTGAGAAAGACATTATCGCTCACGCGAAAGCGGAAGGAGTGAGGGAGTCTTGCGGCTTAATTTCGGGTGATAGGTATTTCCCTTGCAGAAACATACATCCCGATCCGCAAAACTATTTTGAAATTAACCCAGACGATTGGATGACGGCAGAGTGTTACTCAGACGTCAAAGCTATTGTTCATAGTCACCCTGACGGAAAGCCTTTCCTGAGTTCTGGTGATAGAACAATACAAAGGAAAACAAATCTGCCTTGGTGGTTGGTATGTGATGGAGTGATCCATAAGTTCAGGCCAATAGCGCCACTATTAGGTAGAGAGTTTAAACATGGTGAGCAGGATTGTTATTCCATTATACGTGATGCCTATCATCTGTCAGGCATTCAGCTAGATGATTTTATTCGTCCCGATGAATGGTGGTACACAGAACAAAATCTCTATCTTGATAACACGGACAAGCAGGGATTTTATCAAGTAGAAGAGGCTCAAGAAGGCGATATGATATTGATTTGCTTAGGAACATCAAAACCTTGTCACGCTGCGTTGTACTTAGGTAATCAAGAGATATTGCATCACAGGCCAGACAGATTGAGTAAGCGAGATACTTACGGTGGTTACTGGTTTAAATATACTCACAGCATTTGGAGGCATAAACAATGGTCAAATTACAGTTTGCAGGCTATTTACGCAGATTTGGACGCAGGTTCGAGCTTGAGGTAAGTAATGCAGGTGAGGCCTTACGCTGTCTTTGCTATCAAATTGATGGGTTGAAAAAAGAGATTAACCAAGGTCAGTTTCGCGTTCGTATCGCAGGTAATGATATGACCGAGGATAGTATTTCCACGGGATTAAGTACGCCATTAAATGAAGGTGATGTTATTACGATCGTCCCCATAGTTGGTGGTGCTAAATCTGGCGGGTGGCTAGGCATTATTGGTGGAGCTGCTTTAATTGGCGCATCGTTTTTAATACCGGGCGGATTTTTGGCAACGATGACATCGACCGCATTATTTGCCGCTGGTGTAGGTGTGGCCGCCGCGGGATTGGCAACCATGTTAACTAAAACACCGCCAGCGCCAAGCATAGAGGGGCGAAACTCAGAAAGTAACCAGTATTTCAGTTCGTTAGCAAATAGAGTGGGGCAAGGTTATCCGGTTCCTATCTGTTATGGCGAGATGGTTGTGGGTTCAAATGTAATATCACAAGGTTTGGAGACTGTTTAATGGGCAAAGGTGGCGGTGGAGGAATCACTCCAAGGTTGCTCGATGACAACTTAAAAAACAAACAATTTCTTAATGTCATCGATTTAGTTTCAGAAGGGCCAATAGAAGGGCCTGTGGGTGGTATGTCAGGTTTTCTATTGAATGGAACTCCTGTTGTAGATGCAGATGGCAATCCAAATATTCATGGTGTTGAAGTTCAGTGGCGGGCAGGAACGCAAACGCAAGAACCATTAGAGGACTTTCCTTTTGTAGAAAAAGAAATTCCTGTCAATGTAGAGGTAAAAAAAAGCACACCAATCTTACGCACTATTTCAGATCAGGAAACTGACCGCGTTAGATTCACTTTGGGGGTTTCTGCTCTTGTTAGTCAAGATGACAAGGGAAATCAGCACGATGCTACGGTAGAAATGCTTATTGAAGTTAATGATGGTTCTGGTTGGACACATGCAGAAACAGCAAAAATAACCGGAAAAATCAGTGGCCAATATTTAGAATCATATATCATTGATGCGCCTAAAAAGAAACCTTTCCAAATTAGAGTTTCACGATTAACAGATGATAGTAAAAGTGATCTACTGAAAAACGGAACGGTATGGGCAAGCTACACAGAAATAACTGACGCTAAATTCTCTTACCCTAATTCTGCCGTCGTCGGGATGAAAATCGATAAATCCCAATACGGTGATACACCCAATCGCACCTATCATATTAAAGGGATGATTATCCAAGTTCCTGATAACTATGATCCGGAGCCTCGTACTTACACTGGCATCTGGACTGGTCGCTTCAAGCCCGCATGGACTAATAACCCTGCATGGGTTTTTTACGATTTAGTCACTAATGAACGATACGGTATAGGAGAGATGATCGGCTCGTTTGGCGTTGATAAATTCGCGCTATATGCCATTGCTCGTTACTGTGATGAATTGGTTGATGATGGGTTTGGCAACAAAGAGCCTCGCTTTACTTTTAATGCCTACATTACCTCTCAACGAAAAGCCAAAGAAGTGCTTGATGACTTAGCGTCCGTATTTCGCGGTATGCCTTTATGGGACGGACAGCAATTAACGTGCTTTCAAGATAGACCATCAGATCCAGTATGGACGTACACAAACTCAAATGTTATTGATGGAAAATTTAAATATACATCAACAGCGAAATCAGCTCGTCATAATGCTATCGAGGTGTCATGGATAAACCCGAGTAATGGATGGAGTGAAGAAAGAGAATTTATCCAAGATGATGATCTCATTCAGCGATTCGGCGGTGTAAATGTTAAGAAAGTTACTGCTTTTGGTTGCACTAGTCGCGGACAGGCTCACAGAGTGGGTAAGTGGATATTACAGACAGAAAAGCTGGAGAAAGATAGCGTTACATTCTCAACAGGAAGAGAGGGGATTAACTGCATCTCTGGCGATATTATTGAGGTAGCAGACGATAGCTTTGCAGGAGTGAAGGTAGGTGGTCGGGTTCTATCAGTTAATGGTAGCGCTATTACTATTGATGCGCCTATAGATTGGAAATATGACGATAAAGGTACTTTCTCATTTTTAGGGACATCAGGCAGGTTCGAGAAAATAGAAATTCAATCTATCGATGGTGATATTGTCACTTTGCGTGAGGTTCCTCGTGGACTGAAACAATATGGTGTATTTTCTATTACCAAAAGCATGCTAATAACAAGATTGTTTCGAGTTATTACCATTTCAGAAAATAATGATGGAAATTACTTATACAACTGTATTCAGCATGAACCTCAAAAGGAAAGCATTGTTGATAATGGAGTTGATTTTACTGGGAACCCGCCAACGCAGAATGTTATTCGCATTCCTAATATAGAGCGTCTTTCTATTGCTTACGTTGATGATAGCCCTCAAGTTCAAGCTAGGGCTATGTGGGTAACAACAGCCATTAATAGAAATATTTCATTTAATGTCACTCTTTATAAAAACAGCAAGGTTGTATCTACTGGTAATACCACAGATTTAGAGTACTACTTTAATGGGCTTGAAGCCGGTGACTATCTTGTTGGGGTGAGAGGTCAAGACGCTAATGGAATGCTTGGTAATGAATCAAAAGTCCAGATGGTTATTGGTACGCCAAGTGCACCTAGCTCAATAATTGTTGAGTCTGGTTTTTTTGAAATAAAATTAATCCCTCATATCGCTGCGCCACACACTCTAAATACCGAGTTTGAGTTCTGGTTTTCTGGTGAAATAAAAATAAATAATATCAATGAGATAGAGTCAAAAGCTGATTTCTTAAGTCGCGCTAAGTTCTGGACAAAAGGGCAATTAAAGCCGGGGCGTGATTACTGGTTTTATGTAAGAAGCGTAAATGAATATGGGAAGTCTCATTTTGTAGAAGCTAAAGGACAAGTTGACGGTAACATAGACGCTATTCTTGAA